TCTTAAAGACCGCCCTAATTTGCGAAGCTCGTGGAATTGATGAGGCAATGGAATATTACACCGGTACCCATACAGAAGATGAATATCAAGAATTTAGAACTAGCGTAGTAGACTACGATGTTAGCCTTTGCGAAAATTGCTATTGTATGACCCATACGATAGATGGCAAGTGCGGTAAATGTGGCGCAAGAAAGGAGGAATGATGGTTTACACTGGACATAAGAAAAAAGAAATGGAAAATGGGCAGAATATTGTCGATTGGGTTATGCCTACAATTATTCAAGAGAGTAGGTTTTATGGTGGAGTTCCACTGCCATCAAGAGAACAAACAGCCCTAGTAATTAGAGCTTTAAGAATGCACTCGTTATTAGTTTATGCTTCAGAATATGACTTCTCGGAACTATCTAAGCCCGATGAGCCAACAAAATTCTTTCCAACAATCTCTAGTATCGGAAGATTCTTCCGAGACGCTCCACAAGAGATACTAGATGAATATGAGATAAAGGAGAGGAACGCCAATGATGAGTAAATTAAACAAAGAGGCTTTCGTAAAATTAGCAGAAGCTTACTCTAAACAGGAGAATTATGAAAAAGAGCTAAGTAATAATCTCGAAACTATAAATGGAAAATATAAAGTCTATATGGGATTTATTGGCTTTCCTAGCGCTTCTGACTTAATCATGGACGTAGTACTAGACCTACTTGGTGATGATTTCAGTTATTATTTCTATGACTGTAACGAAAGCTTTGATAAGTTTAATAAAAATACTACTTTAGCGGACGGGACTCACCCAACCGTTAAGGACTTTGGTGAACTCTGGGAGTTTAGTCAAAAATATGGGATCGGTACAAAATGAAGTATTACACCTCAGATTTACACCTGTCACATAAAAATATTATCGAATATGAAAAACGGCCATTTAGTTCCATCGAGGAGATGAACAATACTATTATCGATAATATCAATTACAGGCTTTCAGATGATGACGAACTTTATATCTTAGGTGATTTTACCTTAGAGAAGAGTGCTAATAAAGTTCGTAACCTGATCAGAAGAATTAAATGTAAAAAGCATTTAATCATCGGCAACCACGATTATTTCACTAGAGACAAAAACTGTTGTAGTCTATTTGATTCAGTACATCATTATCTAGAGATAGAAGATGAGGGGCGTACGGTTATTCTCTTTCACTACCCAATACAAAATTGGAATCTTAAACGCTATGGTTCAATTCATCTATATGGCCATGTCCATTCTAAAGAAGAATTACAGCTAAAAGAAGAAAATGCATTCAATGTTGGGGTAGATGTAAATAATTTTAAGCCAGTTACGTTAAGAGAGCTACGAGGTGACCATGGAGAATTTAAACAATGAGACGGATTCCAAAATATAATTCCGAGCATAATCTATATGAGCAGATCGCTCGATATCTACAGTTACAATACCCAAATGTAATCTATCGCTTTGATATTGGCGCCGACATCAAGTTAACGATGGGCCAGGCGACGAAACACAAGAAACTACATCCAGAGCGTGGTTATCCGGATCTATTTATAGCTAAGCCCAAAGACGTGAAGATAATAACTAAACTAGATAGCGGCTACAATCTAGTAGAGACTAAACCACTAGGTGGACTTTATGTCGAAATCAAGAAGGACGACGAAAAGCTGACCAAAAAAGATGGCTCGTGGAGAACACCACATATTGCCGAGCAGGCCGAAATGCTAGAGAGATTGCGCCAGGCAGGTTACAGAGCCGAATTTGGGGTTGGTTTTGATAAGTGTAGGCAAATTATTGACGAGTACCTAAAAGATACGCGATAATCTTCTGAACTTTCAAAAATCAAAAGTAACGTCTTCTAGGTTTTTGTTATATTAAAACTAAGCTAACTGTTATATCTTAAGCTAGATGAAGTAGTCTTTTTTCCTCTGCTGATCTAACCTTAATTGTTATATCTTCACATCTTAATTGTTATATATTTATTTCTGTTATACTTAAATACAAGTGGGAGAACATTTATAAGGAGGTGATTTTATGCGTTTGCATTTTATTGTTGATATCGCGATTCCTCAAGAAAGAATTGGTGAGTTTAAGTACTGCTTAGCTGGGTTTAACTGCAGATTTAAAGACATTCAAGATAATACCGTGTTCAACTATAATCTCGAAGTCGAGTTTAATGGTGACCATGAGGTTGGACTGGATGTGATGGATCTGATAGATAAGAATCAGCACGAATACTTATTGGCTTACGCCAAAGATGGCACAAAAGTAATTCCATTGATAGATAAGTTCTTAACAATTGCATAATTCCTCCCCTTAGCCCCTATTTAGGGGCTTTTTATTATAAATAAAAATAAAGACCTATTTCTAGGTCTTTTTATAAAATCTCTCAACAATAACTTAGAAGTTCTTGCTCTAATTATAGTTTACCCTGTGCTTTATATTTGTCAATCTTTGAGTGTATATAAGAATTGCCGCCAAGCTTTATATAATTAGAATTGATGTCATTAAAACGCTCGAGTTCAATTTCTGTGAGTTTTGTGCCTCTCTCAATATCAGATAAATATCTGGTTAGTAGGTTCTTACAAAGGTCGAGTTTCATCTGCTTGACGTCTTCTGAGTTTTGCTCAATTAACCCCTTAATCTCTCTATTACTCTGATCGATTTTTTGGTCGATTGGTTCGATAAGAGTGCTGGCCCATTTTGTCATCAGACCATTAAAGAATTTACTGATTATCAGTATCCCAGTAATAGCCCCAGCGACCACTGAAATAAAGGTTGTTAAATCTTCCACCGCGATCTTCATCACTGTCTTCGCCTCAATTTGATCGTAGTCCCAACAGGAATGTTGCCATAAATACCCTGTTCATGAAGCTGGTTAGTATAGAAAGCTACATCACCATTTTCTTTATCCCATAAACCATGATTAGTTTGAAGACCCAGTTTAAGAATTACCGCCCCAAAAGTGTCTCCTTCTTGATAAGTATAGCTAACTTCATTACTTGGAGCTGGTTGTGGTGCAGGAGTAGGAGTTGCAGGAACTGGAGCTGGTTTGGGTTTTTCGGTCTCTAACATAGATTTAGGACAAGCATAAACAGCTCCCACGGCATCAAGATTAAGATAATGAGTGGAAACTCGAAGCGGAGTCCAGTTAGCGTCATTCACGATATTTTTGTCAGCATCCACGACTATGCCGGTATGGCCATAAGCACCTGCAGAATACGCAAAAATAGCACCATTACGCTTGCCACATCGTACCCATCCCAGCTTATTGACGAGATAATCTACCATAGCCCTACCATCACATGGACCATAGTCCGGATGTGGTGCATAATTCATTCGAATACCAGACGCCAAGTAATTAGCATATTTCGAGCATTGCCAGCCTTTACCATAATCGTTATCACCATCAGGCAGTCTCCTAGATAAGGGATTGTCTCCACCTTGGCCAACTTCTATAATTTCTTCTTTTGTAGGTTCAGCTTTCTCGTCCGTTTGTTTATCATTAACTGTATGTTTAGGAGTGATAAGCTCCGCGATTTCTTTAACTGTCTTTACTACATCAGAAGTTAGCCCTGCGTAGTCAGCTTGAGACTCATAGAGCTTTACATCTGTCTTTTTATTAATGAAAGCAACTATGTTTTTGATAGTATTGGTTAAATACCATCCCACTCCACCTAAGATGCCAGCAATTAGAATAGGGAATGAAGCATCTTGTAAAAATGACATATCTGCTCCAACTTTTTTAGAATACCAGTTCGTGATCTCAAGCAAAGCTACTGTTCCGATGACTCCAGTAGCCCAAATTATAGCCTTAACTAGATCTTGGAACATCTTCTTCCAAGACCATTTTAAATCTGGAGTAAAGATAACTTTTACTATTCCAATAAGAAGATCTAGTAGATATGCAGACCCTAAAATGCCTGCTCCTACCGCCGCTGCAATAATTTTATCTAACATTGTCTTTCCTTTACATAAAAAACGACTACGCTTGGGGAACGTAGTCGTAGATTTGCTTTGATTATAACATAAGCTATATCAGAGCAGAGAAAATGAGTTTGCTACTTCTCGCCCAGAAAGTTGCAAACTGGAGTAGCCATAATCATTATATCAAGTATTGTCTAATCCTTACATACAATACTCAATAATAATATGCCAGTATGGTGATTTTCTAAGCTCTTGGCCAAGTTGAAGGATAATATTGCTATTAGTTTCGGAAACTCTAAACCCACCATACCAATTCTTGTCGTCTCCATTAAATACCCAAGGCACTGACCTCCAATCCTGCGTTGCTCCCTTATTCTTAACCATCATTCTAATATCTATAATTGTCGTGAACTTCTCAAATACAATAGTATCTGGAACATCATCTCCACCCTCGATTAACCTACGGTAGATTTTTCTTCCGTCATCTAGAATACCAAAAGGAACAGGTGTTTTTGAGTATTTAACTAAGACCGGGCCATCAATTTTATTGGCTGGGATAGTATCTTTTTCTGTTAAAACTCTCTCTTCATTATTATAGAGTTTCTTAGTCTTCGTGGAAATTCTAAAGATAGGGATACCGACATCAATCTCAATATAAACCTTAACACTAGATAAATTGTCTGTAATTTCAAATTCAAGCGTGTGCTTTAAGGTATTATCGAGAGCAATATGAAAATCTGGTACTCTTAATGCCATATCCGAATCAAGTGTGAATGGAACATTTTGCGCAGCACCAAAATCAGAATCCATACTAGATTTACTACGGCACTTTAGGCTTAATACGCCATTCTTTTCAGCATTACCAATTTTTAAAGAAGCAATATTGCCGCTAATTTTTGCAATCGTCTCATTCTCAAAGTTTCCCTTGCGACCAGCAGAAACGTTTATGGTCGGTCTGGAATATGGAATTACAGTGATATTTTTAGTTTTAGTAGTAGAAAACTCACGAGAGTCTATCGCTGACACACTCACAACCTGGTTAGTACTAGCATTAACCGCACCAATATCAATTTGGACGTCAGAATTTGCCGAGTAGTTTTTCGTAATAGAAACGCCAAACGCAGAACCTAGATATTTGGTCATTGTTGCAAACTTTTTAGGCTCAGCTTTCTTTTCTTTAGCGATCTTCACGGATAATCGAGATTGACCCTGAATAAACACCTGATCGTTGCCAGTAATGGCTTTTGTCGTTCCGTTTGAATCGAAATAAGTAAAATCAGTAAAGGCAGGATCAACATCTACCAGATGCGCATTATAATGGCACGTTTTACTTCCAGTTAGATTACCGTTTAAGAATGTATCAACCTTAATTTGACCTGAATATGCCTTTTTAGATGTTGTAATCTTATAAATTTCTTCAGCTACTAGGTTCGTGTCGAATTGACAGTTAGCACTCACGTTTTCCGCAATCTTATAGGTTTTATCTCCGTATAAGAAGTAGACGGTGTGTCTGAATGAACCGTTTACAGCGTTCATGTGAATAGTAATGGTTTCACCTAGATTAAAATCCGGCGTATTATTCGGGAATGTTTTAATTGAAGGTTGTGAAGCTCTAGGAATAGTTGGTAAATTCCAACCCCTTTTACCGAATGAGTTGTAATTGGCCTTATAAATAGCACCATCCGCATAGGCTTCAAACCAGCCAGTACCGTCTGCGTTATGATTAATCCATTTATCACCTTGAACTAGAACAGTTCCATTATAGAGATTATGCGCTCCACTACTCCAAGTTTGGCCTGCTACATTAGCGTAAGCCTTAAATAATTTAACCCAAGAAGATGGAGCAGTCCCGCCAGTTCCAAAGAGCTTAAAGCCAACTCTAGAGCGATTGCTAGCAATATCTTGTTCGATCAGCCACCACTCGAATCTCAAGCGATTAGGATAGCCAGATCCGCCTGTATTCTTGGTTTCGAAATTACCATTATTCATTCTTTCCTCCTAACCTACAAAGTTCCATCCAGCCATATCACCGTCTTTTACAGGTATGATCTTAATCGGATCCATAAAAACTTCTTTTCTAGCACTCAGCTTAGATGTTTCAGTCACGTCACGGTTCAGCTTAAAAACCTCTTCATCGGTCCCCGTAACATTAGAATGGCCACTCATACCAAGAGGTGTGATTTGAACATAATCTCCAGAATAAACACTAGAAGATACCATCATGCCTTGGTCGTTAACCGCTACCTGAGTATTAAGAATCTCGCCATTAGCTTGCACCCATGGCACTACTTGGTCTCCCATATTAACCATTAAGTCGGTAATTAGGAACTGCTCACAATTACTACTGGTTGATACTGTGATATCTAAATAGTTCATGCTTGGATCAAGCTTAGTGAGATCGTAATTCTGCCACACGATCTCTTTACCCTCCGGGATTGTAATAATAAAGCTGTCGATAGTATTACTTAATTTAACCGTGGCGGTGCCAATGGATCCCTTTTTACACTTAAAAGATAGTGAATACGGTATTTTACCAGAGGACGCTACATTGATCCTCTGTGTGATACTAGCGCCCTTTTTAAGTTCAATCGCATTGCCAGAGATTGCACCATAAGATTTAGACTCCGGACTTGTGTAGCTTTTAACTTCACCAGTGTTATTTTTAGCCCACTCCACCAGAGTTCCGTCCTGGTTCTTAGCGTAACCTACGGAGTTCTTAATTAGATTACCACCACCTGTAGTTTGGATTGTTGTGACTACGTTTTTAATATTTTGAGTAATCTTTGAAAACTCATCAGCTATTTGCTGATCGACTTGTGTTTGTTTAGAAACAATAGACTCAATTTCTTGTTTTTGCTTATCAACCTTAATCTCGGTATTATAAATAGTCTTGGTGATTCCACCAGCCCTTGCATAATCTGTTTGTGTAGCGGTTGGAGCGACGCCCTTAATGGTTTCCTTGATGCCGTTTCCAAGTTCAAGGTGAGTATCAGTAACATAGACTTGATTGAGATTAGTTCTGCCAAGTTCAGTGATTTGAGGCTCCTTCATCTCGTAATATACGGTGACTGGCGTACCTTTAGCCATCTCAGCTTTGAGCCAGTTTTTGAAAGAAGTAACATCCGTAATACCAAGAATAAGTTGGTCCGGAGCAGTGAACCAAAAGTCCATAGTATTAGTATACTTAGGAAAATTATTATAACCACCATAGATTGCCACACCAGTTCTATTCTCTCGTGTCGTGTAGGTAGCGTCTTCGTTTATAGCCTTAAAATGCGAGCAAATAATACTTGCCGTAGAGTTCTGCTGCGTAAAAATCATCTCACCAGATGGATTTTTATATTTAAAACCAATCGTGTCAGCCTTAGTGGTGTAATAATGAGTGATTTTCTCTTCTTCACCAGTGAGGACTAACTTTCCAACTCGTTTTATTAATTTAGCTACGCCATTCTCTAGCTTGATCTCATCATAAATATTATCTGTAAGTTTATACAAGTTATCATTCTCAGGCAAAGTAAAATTCTGTTCCTCGTAGCTTACTATCTCCGTAGCCACATCTCCAGCTTCTAGCTGAGCCTTAACTGTACCATTAAGTTTTGAGCCATTTGCTGCCACAATATATAAATATCCAGCAACAATCGGTTGACTAACCGTAAAAGTTACTGAAGTAGAGGTTGCCGTACCATTAACGATGGCATCTGAGGATACGCCGTTAGCCATCTTGTATTTAAATATAACTCTATGTGCTCGAGGTTGATCTATTGACAACGTGTAGGTTCCAGCAGGTAGTGGGGAGCTGAAATCAATATAACTTGTGATGTTCGCCCAACTACTAGTCATTTGTCCAGAGTAGGTGACAGTCCCGTCATCTGCAACTGATGAGATAAGGCCATTTGAAGTATTGCCCGCCCCAATTTTTAACAAATTTTTGTTGGTAGCTGCGACTATTGCGCTAATAGCCTTCTTGATGCTAAATTTGGCAACATTGTTCATTGTACTACCGGCACCCGGCAGAAACGCTAAATATACGCCAGTTTCTTTCTTTGTGACCTCAAAAATAACTCTTTCTTGACCCGATCTCATGGAAGCTAAGGTATGATTTCCGCCAGTATTAGAATCAAGGGATATAGCCCAATCAGCGCCACTCCTGCTGAATTCATAGGTTCCAGGCTCTAAAACTATCTGATGATTGCCAATTGTCGACCAACTAATAGTGCTTGTCCCCTTAGACTCAATCGTTCCATCCGGCAATATAGTATGAGTAATACCATTAGAGCTATAATTGTCTTTTGGCTTGTATAAGTTAGTGCCTAAAGTATATTGTTTATATATTATCTCGTTTATCTTCGTAGGTGCAATCGGTCTTGGTGAAGTTACTGAAGTAAGATAAGGGGTGTACTCAGGAAGATTAGTCTCATTAAAAGTACCATAGAAAAGACCAAAGTTGCCAAATAGAGGCAGTGGAGTGGCGTCATCTTGGCGACCACACATGATCATCATGGTGTATCGGTCATACAGCGTAAAGTTAGCAGTAAAGTTATGTGTTTTAGCAGTTTTATTACCAATTACATCATAGCCACTACCGTCTTTTTTACGAGCAGAAATTTCAACATAGAACTTAGTATTAGGGGTATTATATTGAACGATTGTATATGGCCTATTATTCATTAAGATAGTTGTAATGTCTCGACTGACAAGTTGTATCCAATCCCTATCTGGCGTACCAGAGAGCCTCAAATCACCGTCTAGGTTGATTAGTGATACTCCATTTTTATTCACAGGTAGTCCAGAAAATTCATCGAACATGTTTCTATATCCAGCAGAAACATCGTCGCCAATGTACGGTTCATCTGTTGGAGTGTCACCAAGTGATAATTTAGGAGTGAACGCACCAAGGTTGATATCTGTACCAACAGCGTCGTTAACGACAACACGAAGAGTCCTAAATGGGTATTCAGTGGTAAAGGTCACTTTAGTCTGTCCAGTGTTCAAATTGGCGTTAAGATATCCACTGCCAATAACGTAGTTAATTGCAACAGTTATCTTATGATTAAGAGCTCTCTCAACAGAGAAAGTATATTTACCAGCGGGGAATAAAACATTATCGTAAAAACTAGACAATACTGCCCAACCAGCCGTCATTGTACCTTTGGCTTCGGTAATACGGCCATATTTATTTGTTTTAACGGAAATACCATTAGATGTGAAATTAGCATTAAACTTTAGAAGGTTTTTACCTAAGAGTTTCTCCTGACCAAGCCACCCAATAGCCTTTCCATTCATCAATCCGCCACCAGCTTGAGCTGACACTATATCACCAGGCTTATACCAGCCGAGACCAGTAGTTTCTGATTCAAATGGGTGATAAGATAACCCCTTAATGGAATTGAAAATCGGATCAATTAAGTTTCTTCGATCATCATCTAGAATCTCATTATTAGCTAGCTTTACCTCGGTGAGACCATTAGCCGTAATAGAATCATTGTCAGATACTGCAATATTATCTTCCTGAGGGGTGCGAGCTAAGACTAAGCTGTTCACTGGGCCATATTTTGGCTTATATTTTAGAGTTTTGAGATTATCATAAGTCCAGATTTCATCTTCACCTGACTTTTTCTTGCTATCTCTAAATGAAAGAGTTTTTCCATTAAATACCGCAATGGTAGCTGTAGTACCAGCGATCTCGCCAAGAATATCACGATAGGTACAGTTTGAAATCTTCGCATATAAATCTTCAGGAATCTGATAGGTAATGTTTGGCAAATTATCAAGATTAGTATCAACGGTGAATTCAAAGCGCTCTGCAAGTTGATTGATTAACTCTTTGACCGTGCAAGGGAATTGAATAGTGCCGGAATTGTATGGGGTTTTAGCAAGCCTCCCCATAAGGTCGTAGCCTTTGATTTTGGTAGTTTTCTTCTCGAAATCTGCAGTGGATTCTTCTACGTAAAATAACCCAAGTGTTGCTTCTTCCCAAGTGTCATTCTCAATATCGACAAGAGTTTTAGCTATCACACTAAAAGTATGATCGACTAGATTGTAATCTGTACCGAATAACTCAACATTTATTACAGAAGTAGCAGTACCAAACAAATGGCCAGATGAATCAATGGTGACCTTAATAAGTTTGTCTTGACCAGTGATAATAATATTGTCATCTAAGACTAGCGAGGCCGTAATTGTTTTTACAGGCTTTTTCATAGCCTCTTTAAATCTGTCTGATACGTTAATCATTATGCTTTCTCCATTGGTATTAAATTCACCGTGAACGGTTTATATAGCCCTCTTTGGCGCTCTAAAAGTTCAACTGAATAATCTGAAGCGTAATAAGCACCGCTTTTTGTAGTTCCGGTCTTTGGATCGTAGTATTCAACATTGAAAAATCCTTGATCTAACAGTCCGCAGAGTTCAGCAACGCGTTCTTTAGTTAAAACACCACCGATTTCTAACTCTAACTTCGGGAATACGCCAATAAAGGTAGCAGAGAGACCACCATTGAGGTTTCGACCAGCATCTGAGTATAGTTTGGCACGGGTGATCTTGTAGCTTTTAAGTCCTGCTATTGTTTTTCCGTTTATTTTTAATAAGTCCCCTGAAATTACCATAGATTCTCCAATAAAAACGACCCGCAATAACTGCAAGGTCGTAGATTTATCTATATTATATCAGATTTGATACTATCGAGTTTACTTAAAACATAATGAATGGTTTGTATAAAATATTTGTACAATTTATTAATTTCTGTTAAAATGAGTATATAAAATTTATTAACACAAAAACAAAGACGTTCCTTAATTAGTAAAAATAGAGCTTCACAGCTATCTTTTTATTTTTAGGTAAGTGTAATAAAAAGATATCCGTGCAGCGCTAGTAGCTGCACGAATATTATCAGATTAGATGTTTTTTCGAAGTGTATCTAACCTGATTATTGGTTGATTAAGACTCAGTTTCGACTGGGTCTTTTTCATCTTCAACCCAAAAATGGAAGAATCCTCCATTCTTTGGATAGATGATCTTGCCATTCTTTCGAATGTAACGACAGATAACTTCCGTCATACAAGTCTTCCTTTCCTAATTATTAATGTTCACTCTGGGCTTATCCCAGTAGCCTGGTACGTTTCTTCTTTATTTTTAAGCGTACATCTATAAAAAGTACTAGCTCCCTTTATATGGATGCCCACTAGTAATAAAAAAGTCCTGTACCAATATGAGGCTTAGGCGATTTATTCTAGCATTGGCTACTAGACGGCTGTTTGGAACCTACGCCTCATATTGACACGGGACTAACCAAATTTTTAATAAATCTTCACTTCCATGCCAGCCGTGGCATAAAGTTCACCTCCAAAATTTAATAAAACTTTAGACTACGGTTATTATAACATAGTTATTCCAAGTATAAGAATTTTCCACAGTTATTTTTTTAAGATTACAAAAATCATTACCTCAATAGCTTATGGCATTGATTATTGTTATGCTTATTGTCTAGTATATGATAGGCAAACATGACATTCTGAGGTAGAATGTAAGTAAGTGTAAGTCGTATACTGAGCTCTAGTTGGTAAGTGTAGTATATTCCTGCACCGACGTATACGCTGCTGCAAAGGTACCCTTCGGGGTACCTTTCTTGATTCCCCCCTTATGCTTGTAAACCACAGTATTTGTTGTATATTTGAAGTAATAAACTTTAATCTTTAGGAGAGATTTTCGCATGGCGGAAGAAAAAGAGTCAAATAAAAAACCAGTCTATAAGAAGTGGTGGTTCTGGGTTATCGTGGTATTTGTGACTATTGGGGTTCTGGGACAAAATAAAGACGAAGGTAAAAAGGTTGGCGACAATAGCTCCTCCACGCAAACATCAGTTCAAGAAACAAAAAAAGAATTTAAGGTTGGAGATGTGATTGCTTTTAAGGGAACAGAAGTAACAGTTACGTCCGTCCAGCGAAATTTTAATACTGGCAATGAATTTTTACAGCCAAAATCTGGAAAAGAATATGTAAAAGTATTTGTGCAAATTGTTAATAAAGAAAAAGATAGAGTCTCATATAATACCTTTGATTGGCAAATTCAAGATTCAGATGGAAGTATTCAGAATCCTAGCTTCATGACCACGGCAAATACAGACGACTATTTAGAATCTGGCGAATTAATCAAGGGTGGAAAGAAATCCGGCTCACTTGTATTTGAGGTAAATAAGGGCGATACGGGTTTAATCTTACACTATAAGCCATCATACTTCTCTGATGACGCCGTTAAAATTAAGCTCTAATTTTGGTCAACGATAAAAAGCGGGCGCTCTAGATATCTAGGACGCTCGCATTTTTTAGGAATGATTGAGTATTCAGGCGGTCGACCATGCCGTTAAAGTATTCTTCACCATCAATATTCACAATAAGTGGTAATTTCTGCATTTTTTCAGCAGGCTCATTGATTACGGAGTGTTTAATGTCAAAATCAAAGTTAGAACCAAAACTATGGCCAAAATCAAGTTTACTGTCAATTTCCCTGCTTAGTTCACTAGCAGACTTCACCATACCATCCAAATTAGACTCAAAGCCAATATTCATACCTTGACTCATGTAGTCACCAATACCCATAAATAGACGAGACGGGGAGTGAATGCCGAGGAACTTTTTAACACCGTCCACAGCACCAGTGAACATATTTTTCATATTATTGGCTATATTACCGATACCGTTTTTAAGGCCATTCCAAATATTACGACCAATATCACTGAATACTTGCCATGCATTACTGAAAGCATTGGTAATATCTCGCCAACGCTCTCCAGCCCAGTTTGCAACGCCACTAAACGCGGAAGTCAAGCCATTCCAAGCACTTCTAAATTTATCGCCAAACCAATTTCCAATGCCAGAGAAGACATTAACAATGTCATTCCAACGGTCTCCGAACCATTTTCCGATACCACCAATAGCTCCAGTAATACCATTCCAAACATCACTAAATCTATCCGAGAACCATTTTCCAACGCCAGCAAAAATTCCAACAATAATATTCCAGAGGTTCCCGAAGAATTTGCCAACCTCACCAACCATGTTTGAGACGAATTTTACTATCTCTCCAACAACAAAACCAACAAACTTGCAGATTTGATCCCAATGTTTAACACACAAAACGATAGCTGCAATCACCGCGAGAATTGCCGCAATAACAAGAGTTATAGGAGAAGTTAATGCTCCAAAAATAGCCGCAGCAATCGGACCAATTATCTTAAACACCTTCAGCTCGATGTTTAGAGCCAAAAATACACCAGCTATAACACCTAAAACTGTGCCAAATACCTTTAATATGTCTACAACGTCCTTGTTTTTCGATACAATATCGAAAAACACGCCAAGCATATCAAAAAATACAATTATTGGCTCTGCTACGAATCCGATAATTGGTTTTAAGAAACCATTCCATAGACCCTTCAGCCCATCAACAGCCCCATCAATTACAGGAGTTATAATCTTAAGTGCTCCAGCCAGTAGTCTAAAGAATGTTGGGACTCCCTTTTCTACCGTCCATCTTGTAATTGGTTTAATTACATCATTAAAGAAAAATTTTACACCTTTGTACAAAGCGCCCATAAATGGAGTAAGGGCGATAGCTAAATCCTTAAAACTATTCAATAACGGGTTAAAATTTATGCCCTTGAGACTATCCTTTAACTTCTCAAAAATTTCATTGACCTTATCAACCCCTTTGCCGATTCCAGAATCATCAAAACCAATACCGGAAACATCATAGCTTGGTGCGCCGCTACCCCCTCCTGAACCACCAGAACCTACAGAACCGCCTGTATCTTGCTGAGATAGTACATTCATCTCATCGAAGCCTGCAAGCTGTTTCTGAAGCTTCTTGGCAGCCTTGGCAGTGTTTCCGATGTCTTTGGTCGAGCCTTGTGCAGCTTTACCAACATTTGCCATAGAATTAGCCGCTTGGCCACCAGAAGAGGCTACATTTTTCGCCCCGATAGAACCCATGCCAAATAATGAACGAATCGCATTCACGGCAGTTAATACAAGCTTAATAAAGGCCGCAACATAATTTGAAGCGGTCAGAATAATATCTTTTACTACTTTGAAAAATCCAGCAATATTAGATTGCCCAATCGCGTCCATACAGGCTGCAATGCCACGTACAATGGCGTTTCGCATGTTAATAAATGAGGTAGCAATACCATTTGTAGCGCCTGCCGCTTGCTGTTCAAATGAGCCTAGGCCGTTAATACCCTCAGTATTTAGTCTCACGGCGGCTCGCATAAAATCATCCATGGAAGCCTTGCCGTTCTGGAGAGCGTCATAAAGCTGAGATGAGTCCATATAACCCATAGCATTAGCAATCTGCTTGAGCTGGGCTGGCATGGCTTGCATAAGGGTCTTCCAGTCTTGCATTTCTGGCTTACCCTTGGCATAAGCTTGCTGTAGTTGCTCCATAGCAGAAGCTTGTAGCTGAGCGTTTGCACCGCCTGCTAAAATAGCATTATTGAGTGCTAAATAGATAGCAGTGGAGGCTCTCAAATTACCGTTTGTAGCTGTAAAGCGCTGGACGGCGGTAGTTGCAGCATCAAGAGTAGTTGGAAGACCTTCAAGTTTGCTAGAGAGATAATCGATGGAAGCTTGCGAATCCTGTGCAGAAATACCAAGATTTCCCATCACACGCGGGAAGTTTTTGAGCGTATCAAAGCGTTTTACCGCATCACCAGTGCTAGAAGCGATCGCCGCCATAGCTTTTTGCGTGACAGCAGAAACAACGCCAATAACGGCACCTGTAGCAGCCATCTTAAGGCCCATGTTTTTAAAACCGCCAGAAACGCCGCCAGAGGCCGTAGAAGCGGCCTTAGAGATACTATTGAGCTTCTGATTAACTCGATCAATCTCTGCCTGGAATTGCTCGGTCTGGGCCTTAATCAAGACATTAACTTCATCAACCGTGTGTGCCATTATTGTTTCTCCTATTCAATGTGCGCATTAATGTACGCATCGAGGTCTTCAGATCTCGTAAATACCCTACTGATTGTTTCCTTAGCCATGAAAGGTGTTTTTGGATAAGTCTTAGCGTGGAATGCTGCTCTAACATATAGTCCAAGAGCATGGTTCATTCTGTCTTTTTCTATGATTCTATCTCTGTATCCGTCTAGACAATTTGTGAATTGACCAATGGTTAAATCCCAATACTCAGCAGGGCGAAGACCTATGTGGAATGCTAGTTTTTCTTGGTCTCGCCAGAAATCTCGGAAGTAGGCATAGCTTCTTTCATGGCTTTCTCCATCTCCGCCTTGAGAGTCTTCGAATCTACTGTTTTGCCTAAAAAACCGGCATCAGCAATCCCTGACATAACTTCAAGCATTACCTTATCAATACCACTCTCGAATAATTTATCGAATTCTTCGGTAGTTCCACCACCAGCGGTGAATAAAAACAATAGGGAAGAGATAGATGGTTTGTCTTGGAGCGAGGAAAAAGCATCAAAGAAGCTCATTCCATGCTCTTTTTCGGCCTTAGCGATATTAGAAGCTTTGTAATTTAGTTGAACCATAATTTTATAACCTCGATTAAATAATTTCATTGTGTGGGATTTAACCCTCCCACTAGGCTTTAATTAGGCAACCTTGCTAAATACTGGTTTACCGGAAAGGCGAAGAGTTAATTTGAAACCATCTACACCATCGACAGTCTTCTCACCATAAGTGAAGTTCTTGACGAATGCTTTATAAGCAATTTTGCGTTTACCTGGGGTCTGAATTTCCCAGTCTCGAACCATACCACTATCGAATAATGCACGCAGTTTCTCAATTTGAGTATCGTCATCCATGTAGCCTTCGAGATCTTGCGATCCCCAGTCAGCAGCACCAGAGAGAAATTCTTTAGCACCATCTGGGCTGTCAAGAGTGGTTACATCAACTTCCTCTTTCTCACCAGTGATTTCGCCGATTGAAGTCAAACCTTTAATAACAAGGTTGGTTGGTTCACTTCCTGCCTTTATAAGTGTTAGGGAAGTACCCATAGTTAAGCCTTTGGCCATAACTTATTTTCCTTATTTGAATTTCACTGCACTAAATCTGCAGTTAGAGTGGAAAAGCGTTCCTTCTGTATTCGGAACATCCACTGAATGTACTAGTCGATAGCTGATCGTTCTCATCTTAGCCTCGACTTCGCTAAGAATGCGGGATAGGTCTGTACTTTTGTTCGTAAAAATATCTACAACAACTTCAATATCTTGTTTAGCAATCTGGTTCTCTAGGTTATATTCAGGATTATTACTGCCAATCCAAAAGGTAATTACGGGAACTTTGGTAAATATGGCTTGAGAGCCTTGCTGACAAGCGTATCCTAGACTTTTTAGGGCCTTATAGATCTCTTCTTTTGGTTGATACATTATTTCCTCCCTAGACTTGCCGAGATAGCTTCTTCGATCTGTTTTTTGATATCAGCTTCTGATTCCTTAAAACCTCGATACATCGGTGCTCTTGCAGGATAACCGTTGGTTTTTATAAACCTCAGCCCATTATTGGTCTCTAGAGGATAAACCCAAGGTGTCATACGATAGGTCATACCTTTACCTTCCGGATGAGTCCCTACGGCTTCTCTACCGACACCATACTCAACATACATTGCGTATTCGGTTGGGTTCATGATCCCTCCAACAATCTCTGAACCTTTAAGTTCAGCTGGAATCACAGTAAGAGCGCCTCGCAGTTTACCTCCGTGTTCATACCTATTTACTGGAACTAAAGGTTTAGTCTTCTGTTCCAGAATTGCCGAAGCACGGTTAACGCCCCTAATGAGATTCTTAATTACTACTGATTTATCTAGCTTAGATTTAAGCTCCCGAATGCCAGTGACATTAATTGTTACGCTCGCCATTTCACCCCCGCAATGAGCTTGTGTGAGTCAAAGGGAAGAACTTTAGTCACTTGGTAGATCGTTTCTCCTACTTTGATTAAATCGTCTAATTCAACCTCTACAGAAGTGCTACAAGTGATACTAATGTCAATCTTCTCAACAAGGCCCATTTCATTCTGGACTGCTCCAAGTTCGTTGAATCTAACATTGCCATTGAAGCTACGCTTGACATTAGAGCTTGCATCTTCCTGTTTAACAATTCCACCTTCATCATCGATAGATTCGGTCTTATCTAAAATGTAGATGTTTTTGTCATAGAAAATGTCAGCAATAATGTTTTTAGCGACCTTAGGAAAAAACACGAATCCTCCTATATGGCTTCAAGATATTCGCAACTCCTCCAAATAGTTCACCATCTGAAGCAGTCGCGATGTAATTCTTAGCGATATTCGAGAATGTGATGGTTTGTCCATTGTCTGAAATAGATTGAATCTTGCTTTCAGTACTAGAGCCTGAAAGCTTATCTTTAGTTTCTTGAACTAAGGAAGAAACGATCCTAACTGATATAGATACTAGCCTCTCGTCATAACAAGGTTTATTGTCGTTAGTGAGATTAAGATACAAAGACAAACGATCAGCCATCTCAAGAGCTAGAAAATCTACTAAAGCGTTGTTATCTGCATCATTAACAATAATGTTAATCGCTTTGAGCTTCTCTTTTAACTTCGAGATGAACTGATCTTTATCTAGCATTCTATTTTCCTTCTGTTTTAACTTCAGGTTCAGGTTCAGATTCAGCTTCTTTAGTATCTTTGGCATCAGCTTTAGTCTTTGCAGCTTTAGGGGCTTCAAGAATTTCCACTGTATAGCCAGCAGATTCAAAATAATCAAGTTGAGACTCACTAATATCAGCTTCAGCCTTACCGTCGGCGAAAGCCACAGAAGCTGAAACTCCCATGTAATCCTTAACTGGTGATTTAATGATTGCTTTCATATTTTCCTTTCTAATTAAGCGATTTTAATTTTACGGAGAACGACAGCAGCCTTTGTAGATTTGAGGATTGCTGCACCAACGAATTCGACTTCGCCAAACTTAACCGCTCCCGGAGTGGTAAAGTCTGGAGGGTAAATTTTAACAATATCATCACCCTCTGGAGTTACGACGTGAAAGCCATCGAGAGCTGCACGAATGGCATAAATTGATGTTTCTCCAGCTGGACTCTTAGTCTCAATAATCGGATCATTGCTACCTGGTCTTTCACCCATAATCACAATCTTCGCAGTGCCGAATTTAGCGGTTTCATTACCAGCTTCGTCTCGTGAAATAGTAAGACCATGAGCTTCATCAAACACAGATTGAAACGCAGCATACATATCAGCATTCATTAAGATATGCGTTGCAGCACCGCCCATTTTACCTAAAGCTTTTCTGAGCATAAATCGGAAAGCAGAACCATTGGCTTTAATTTTTGCAGAGTCTGACAAATCGATAGCGGCAGCTGGATTAATCTCATTAGAAGTACCGGTTAAGATCTTATTCAAACCATCAAAATCAGTTGGGCGAACACCAGAATCACCGTTAATCACTTGGTTATGAAATTCAGCTACAGTGGCTTTAGATTTTTGCTTAGACTGAAATTCAACCTCTTCAACAACCTGATTCTCGTTAGCAGCTA